GTGAAAAATTTAGTAAGATGTATTCGGGTGAAGGGAATCCAATGTATGGAAGAAAACTCACAGAAGAACATAAAAAAACACTTACTACATCAAGAAATGTTAGAGTAAGTGATGGAGAAAATGTTTGGGAAAGTGTTACTTCATATATGAAAGATAAAAAAATTGGGTTTAAAAAATATAAAGCACAATTACAAGAGGGATTAATTTTTATCGTTAACTAATTCTATTATATTTTCTCCCAACGTATTGTCGTTGGTTGGAGAGATTGGTAATGTTATAAACAAAACCAAAGTAGTCCCCAATATCATCGCTATTAAAAGCTCGTTCCATGTAAATCCAAGGATTTTCATAATCAATATCGATATTCATCAAGTATATCAAGAACTTTGTTTAAGTATTTATGAGCAAGATCTCTCTCACCCTTCAATACTGATGAAGGTTCTTGATCTACCTGAGTCTTTAATTTTAGCACACGAACCTTGAGTTCGTCTTTCTTTACTCCATTGCTTGGCATAAAAAATGTTGTATCTTCACTATCTATGTTGTTATTCCAGTAAACTCATCAAGCACATCATGATTTCCAAACATAAAGTCATCATATTCTGCTGCTCGTTTATAAGCATCTAAACAAAGTTTAACTTCATCCTTGCTTGGTTTAGGAGGAGTCAATGGTTCGATTGAATCCATAAACTCCCACTCTTCTTTATATTTTTCTATACTATAGCTTGAATCCTGAGAATGTGTTGGACTGGACATCTTGTTTAATTCCTCCTACTAAGTAAGATTCTGATTCAGTCTCCTGAGGAGCAACTTGAAGACCTTTGGAAGAAATCCAATGCTGCGTCCATGGGAGTGGATTATTATTCGCAGAAATATCATACTGAGGTTTTAACCCGATTGCTTTTAATCTCCTATTGGCAATCCATTCTACATACTGTTTTAGCAGTTTGTCGTTCAAACCAATCATAGATCCATCTTTGAACAAATAATCTGCCCACTTCTTTTCTTCATTTACGGCAAGATCAAATGCCTTATAAGTCCACTCTTGTTCTTCATCTATGATCTTTTTCATTTCAGGATCATCACCAGATTTCCATTTGTTCAAAATGTTTTGAGTAATTGCAAGATGCTGATTTTCGTCTCTGGCGATGAGAGAGATAATCTTAGCGGATCCTTCCATAAGTTTGAGTTCTCCAAATGCAAACGAGCAAGCGAAGGAGACATAGAACCTAATACCTTCAAGAATATTGACATTTGCAACTGCTCTGTACAGTTTTCGTTTGACATCATTGATCTCCCATTTAGAACTTGGTGAAGATCTGAAGTCTTCTTTCCACATATTGCCAGTGCCCCACATTTGAGCACTACGAATAAAGTCATCATATGCTTCTGTAACGCTTCTAGAACGCTCTAGAATACGCTCGTCAGTGACAATCTTATCAAATACTTCAGATGGGTCTGAATAAACGTTTTTAATGATGTATGTATAAGAGCGACTATGGATCATTTCCATGAATCCCCACACTTCTATACATGCCTCAAGTTCAGGGAGTGAGCAATATGGAAGGAATGCCATATTAGGTCCACGACCCTGAATAGAATCAAGCATGATCTGATACTTCAAGTTAGAAGTATAGATGTGTTTCTGTTCTGGTTCTAGTGTTTGATAATCTCCACGATCTTTTTGTAGTGAGACTTCCTCTGGTCTCCAAAAATATCCAAGTTGTTGAGTAGTAAGTTTATCAAAGATTGGATATTTGTAAGAATCATATCTTTGTGGACCTAAAGGTTTACCAAAGAACATTGGTTGCTTTTTAGTGTTCACTTGTTCAGTATTAAATACTGTCATACCTTCAATCGTATTAATCTGTTCTTTGGTTGTCAGAAAGTCGTATTGCATTCGTTGCCTCGTTAAAATATAAAGTCGTTAGATTTTGCAGGATTCACAATCCTCTTGTTCATACTCTTCTATTTGATTTAGTAAATCTTGAAGTTCTGATTTTTCTTCATCAACTTCATCACTCTTACTATCGTAAGTATTTTGATAATAAGATGTCTTCCAACCGTACTTGTATGTGGTTAGTAAGTCTTTTGCCATTTCCGAAACAGGCACTTCTTTGTTTGGATAGTTTTCTGGATTATAAGACCAGTTTCCACTGATTGCCTGATCAAAGAACTTTTGAATGACTGAAATGCACTTGATGTATCCGTCATTATTTTCCATATCCCATAGAAGAGTATAGTTATTCTTCAGTGTAGAATAGGATGGAACAATCTGCTTAAGAGGCCCTTGTTTTGACTTTTTAATGGACAAGTATCCTCTAGGAGGTTCGATTCCATTGGTAGCGTTTGACACAACGGAACTGCTTTCTGAAGGCATTTGTGCGGACAATGTTGAGTGCCTAAGACCGTGATCCAAGATGGATGCCCTAAGCTTCTCCCAATCACGTTCTAACTCCTGGTTGCTAATCTCGTCTACATCTTTCTTATATGTATCAATCGGAAGAATTCCATCTGCATACTTTGTACGACCAAAGTTTTCGCACCAACCCTTTTCCTTTGCAAGTTGATTAGAAGATTTCAAGAGATAAAACTGAAATGATTCTGAGAGACCATGAATTGCATCCCATGCTTCCTGAGAGTCATATTTAAACCCTAGTTTAGCAAGGTAATGTGCTAGACCAATAAAACCAATTCCAAGGGATCTACGTGCCCTTGTAGCGCGTTCTGCTGCCTTCACAGGATACTCCTGGTAGTCAATCAGTTCTTCGAGTCCACGGACGGAAAGATCACACAACTCTTCAAGTTCAGAATCCGATTTAATCTTACCAACATTAATAGCAGAAAGAATACACAGAGCAATCTCACCAAACTCATCATCAATATGAATGATAGGATCTGTTGGGAGTGTAATCTCTTGGCAGAGGTTAGACATGTTAACCTTGTCTTTAAAAGATGAGTGTGTATTGGAATGGTCGATATTCATAATGTAGATACGACCAGTCTCTGCCCTCTCCTTCAGAAGGTTTAGAATGAGTTCTTGAGCACCGATAGTTTTTCTTGGAATAGACTGATCTGATTCATAATCATTGTATAGTGCATCAAATCTATCAGTACCAAAAGCATCATACAGAACAGGAACGTCGTGCGGACTGAAGAGGGAGATGTCTTGGTTGTTGATGAAACGCTCATAGAACAGCTTGCTGATTTGAATGGAGTAATCTAGTTTACGAACTCGGTTATCTTCTGTGCCTTTGTTGTTCTTAAGGACTAGAATGTCTTCGATTTCTTGGTGCCAGATTGGGAAGTGGACAGTCGCTGATCCACCTCTGATGCCATTCTGAGTGCAGCATCTGACAGTTGCTTCAAACTTTTTGAGGAAAGGGACAACGCCTGTGTGCTGAACTTCTCCGCCTCTGATTTTGCTGTTGATGCCACGGATGCGACCTGCGTTGATACCGATGCCCGCCCTTTGTGCAACGTATCTGCCAATAGCCATATCAGAGCTAAAGATAGAATCGAGGGTGTCATCAACATCAACAAGAACACAGCTAGCAAATTGTCGAAGTGGAGTTCGCACTCCCGCCATGATAGGTGTGGGAATGTTGATTTTGTGTTTGGAGATTGCGTCATAATACCTCTTGACATATGACATTCTGGTTTCTTTTGGATACTCTGCAAAGATTGTCAGAGCAATCATAATGTACATGAACTGTGGGGTTTCATATACTCTACCACTGCTTCTATCTTGCACAAGGTACTTGTCAACGACCTGACGTAGACCTGCATAAGTGAATAGATAGTCACGGTGATGCTCAATAAAGGAATTAGCTTTATTGATTTCCTCCTTAGAGTATTTAACAAAAATCTCTTTGTCATAAACTTCTGCAATAGTGCAGTTAAGAATATGCTCTTCTAAATGAGGGAAGTCCCTAATCATTCCATATAGAGATTTCCTAACAGCAAATAGCAGCAATCTTGCAGCAACGTATTGATAGTTGGGATGATCAAGATCAATAAGATCGCTTGCACTACGAATTAGAATCTCTTGAATCTCTGCTGTAGAAATACCATCGTAAAACTGAATACCAGATTTCATTTCTACTTGACTAGCAGAAACTCCAGCAAGACCTTTACATGCTTCATCTACCATGATGTGCATTTTATCAAGATCAAGTGCTTCAACTCGACCGTTTCTTTTAACTACTTTTGTTCCGTTGCTCATATTTTTTTCCAAGTGGTAAACTTAAGTTTTGCTTCTAGTCCTGAATAAGTATTAGATTCTATCACAGATTTGACATCAAGTCCAGCAAGAACCATGTCATTAATATCCTTTTGATTTATTGTCGAAGGCCAGATGACAACTTTTTGTCCAGTCTCGATAGCACGGGATATTCTTGATAGGATTTCTCTATTGCGGGGTTCGTTATCATATACCCAAATAGCATCGCTAATCCCCCAGTTGTCAATATTAGCGTCAGCTCCACACATAGCAATCGAGTTGCAAAGGAATGTGCTGTCAAATGGTCCTTCTGTAACGTAGACTGGAGCATCTGTTCTGATGTTATCAAGTCCATAGATTTTTGGTGCATCATCATTAAACATTACAGTGATATATTTAACAGATTTGGAACTTAGGGATCTTCCCTGAACTCCAATTAAGTTTTGATTATAAAACAAAGGTATAATAATTCTAGGTTCATCATACCTTACATTCTCAAACTTGGGTGTTATAGTATTAACCCAAGTCATAAACTTTTCAGCGTAGTAAAAGGTATCTGGATTTAACTTTCTTTTTTCTAGAAATATTTTTGCGTCTTCATTTTCAGAAGCTTTTGGAAGATTTAACTTTTTCACATCTTCAGATTTTTCACGCCGAGTGGAAAAGTCGGGTTTGTGAAAATTAAACTTAGGTTCTTCTGCGACGAAGTTTTTACCAGTTTTACCCTCTTTAAACTTATCAAAAGTATATTGCTTATGAAGATCTAAATCAACATTCTTTAGAAAGTTATTAAATGAAATATTGAT